AGGCTCATCAGAAGAAGGATGAGGTCTTCAAGCTGCTCAGGCGTGAGACTACTCCTCAGACTATCTATAAGCATCAGAAGATGGATCGTGATGACGTTAATGATATTACCGATTTCGATGTCATTGCTTGGCTGAAGTCCGAGATGCGCCTGATGCTGGATGAGGAGATCGCTCGCGCTATTCTGATCGGCGATGGTCGTGATGATAACTCTGAGGATAAGATCGATCCCCTTCACGTTCGTCCTGTCGCTCTGGATGTGCCTCTGTTCAATATCAAGGTTGATGTGACCACTGAGCATGGTGCTGACGGCTCTGATAAGGCGGAAGCTGCGATCGATGCGATCATTCGTGCTCGCAAGAACTATAAGGGCTCCGGCGATCCCACTTTCTTCACCACCGAGGACTGGCTGTCCGAGATGCTCCTGCTTAAGGATGGTATTGGCCACTACCTGTATAACTCCACTGCCGAGCTGGCCACTCGCCTTCGCGTTAAGGAGATCGTGCCTGTTGAGGTCATGGAGAATCAGACCATCGATAGCAAGCCTCTGATTGGCGTTATCGTCAATCTGGCTGACTATAATGTTGGTGCCGATAAGGGTGGTGCTGTGAGCATGTTCGATGACTTTGATATCGACTACAACCAGTATAAGTACCTGATCGAGACCCGCATCTCCGGTGCTCTGATCAAGCCTTACTCTGCGATGACCATTCTCGACAATGAGGCTTCCGAGTGAGGTGACCAGTCATGACGATCGTTGAAGAACTGAAGGCACTTATTGCTGCCAGGGGTGGCTCTACCGTCGGCATTTCCACGATCGCTGAAGCGGTCAAAGCCCTTACCAAGCTCGAGGAGTCTGGCGAGGGCTGATATTTTTAGCGGAGGGATGCTGAATGGCAAACGCCACTAAACGTTTTTATGGAGAAGTTGGATATGCTCCGACTGTCACTGACGATTGTGGTGTATCAATCGTCTCTATCATAAAACGTAATTACTATGGTGACGTGCTTGAGCTCGGAACCCGATGGCAGGATACTGATAAGCTGAATGATGATATTGCCGTGAGCCATCGAATCAGTATTCTAGCCGATCCTTATGCTATTCAGAATTTCCCCTATATCAAGTATGTTGAGTGGCTGGGTACCCGATGGGATGTGAAATCCATTAAAGTCGAGTACCCAAGACTCATATTGACTCTTGGGGGTGTATACAATGGGTAGCAGACGGAATCTGCATGATGAGCTGAAAGCATTGCTCGGAACAAATAATTGTTATTTTCAACCCCCAGAGTCGATACGAATGTCATATCCATGCTATCGATATAAGAGGGAACCCCCCGAAAATTTCCGAGCTGACAACATTAAATATGCCGGAGTTCATAAGTATGGACTTTGGTACATCACTTATGATCCTGACGATCCTCTTATTGAGGAAACTGAGGATCATTTTGCTATGTGTAAGCTTGTTCGTGTTTATACCGCGGATAATCTTAATCACAACTATTATGAACTTTATTATTAGGAGGAATTCCAATGGCTGCTATTACCTGGGATGATACTGGCAAGCGGTTTTATGAGATGGGTGTATCGAAGGGTGTTCTGTATGTTCAGAATAGCGATGGCACTTATGCAAATGGTGTTGCCTGGAACGGCCTGACCAGTATTTCTGAGAGTCCTGATGGTGCCGAAGCGAATGATCTTTGGGCCGATAATATCAAGTATGCTTCTCTTCGTTCTGCTGAGACCTTTGGCGGTACGATCGAGGCTTATACCTATCCGGATGAGTGGGCACAGTGCGACGGTCTGAGCACTCCCGTAGCTGGTGTTCAGGTTGGTCAGCAGGCTCGTAAGTCTTTTGGCCTTTGCTATCGTACCGAGGTTGGCAATGATGTTTCTACCGAGGCCGGTTATGTACTGCATCTGGTCTGGAATGCCACGGCTTCCCCGTCTGAGCGCTCTTATGAGACGATCAATGATAGTCCCGATGCCATTACCATGAGTTGGGAGTTTGATACTACCCCTGTTGACGCTGGTACTGCATTTAAGAAGACTGCTCATATTGCCATTGATACAACTCGTCTTGGCACAGGCGGTGCTGCGAATCTTGCGACCCTTGAGACTATGCTTTACGGTGGGTCTGGCGAAAGCGCTAATCCCACTCTGCCGACTCCTGCAGTCGTATTGTCTACTATGGGCTACACCGCTCCCACGCCGTCCAATCCCTGATTGATCTTTTAAGGCCCTGCTTTGGCGGGGCCTCTTTTTATTTTTTTTGACTTGAAAGGAGAAACAAAATGATCACAAAGATTATTAATTATGTTGATTTCGATGGAGAGAATCAGCAGGAGGTCGCCAATTTTCATCTTTCTGAGACCGAACTTGCGCGTATGAGTGTAAGTGTGGATGGAGGTATGGAGGCGTATCTCAGAAAAATTGTGGAAGAGAAAGACACAAAGAAGATTTTTGATATTTTTGAGGAAATCGTTCAGAAGTCCTATGGCCGTAGAGAGGGAAAGCGGTTTAACAAGGATCCCAAGTACCTTGAAGAATTCATGCAGACCGAAGCCTATTCTGAACTATGCATGTCATTGCTCAGTGATGAGGATGAGGCTGCAAACTTTATAAAAGGGGTTCTTCCGGCAAAGATTTCTTCGCAGATTGCAGATCAAATCGATTCGGAGACTGCCAAGTTAACTGAGAAATAATGCTTAAATTGGTTATTCCTGGGTCGACTATTTGTCTATATGATTCAGAAACTGAAGAATTTATTGATTCTTCTTTTGATGGGGTGACTCTATTCCTTGAGCATTCATTGTACTCACTGGCAAAATGGGAGTCAAAATGGCATAAACCGTTTTTGAAAAAAGATGGATTGTCAGAAGAAGAATTAAAGGATTACGTTCAGTTTATGACAGTATGGCCAAAACGAGTAGATCCAGTGGCATATCAGCGTCTTACAGCTGATGATTATAAAAAGATTTTGGATTATATTGCGGATCCAATGACTGCGACAACTTTTCAGAAAAATGAAAAAACTGTAGCAGCACATAGGAGTAAGGTTGTTACTGCTGAATTATTATATTACTCAATGATCGCATATAATATACCATTTGAGTGCGAAAAATGGCATCTAAATCGGCTTCAAACACTCATACATGTATGCGAGATCAAGAATCAAGATCCGAAGCATTCAAAGATGAGTCGTTCCGCAATGGCTCGGCAATATGGTGCTCTTAATGCGGCAAGACGAGCTAAACAACATTCATCGGGGTGATGTCTAAATGAAGGTCAAACGAACTTCTAGTGGTTCTTTTAAAAATATTCAACGTTTTTTTGAAAGGGCGAAGAATCGAAAGTTTTATGACCGATTGGATGAATATGGTAAGGCCGGCGTATCCGCTCTAGCACAAGCCACACCGAAAGAAAGTGGAAAAACAGCCGATTCGTGGGAATATACAATAACCCAAAATGATCAGCACGCGTCCATTGAATGGTCAAATAGCAATGTGCAAGATGACTGGTTTAATGTGGCGCTTGGACTCCAATATGGCCATGGCACAAGAAATGGCGGATGGGTCGAAGGACAGGACTATATTAATCCCGCAATGAAACCGCTATTTGATGCAATCGAGGATGGTGTATGGGGAGAGATCAAGCAGGGTTGAAGATATAATCAAAATGTGGTATGATCTTCCTATGACTTATTATGGAGGTTGAAGGCATGACCACATATTCATTGAAGTGTAAGAGCTGTCAAGGGGTATTGGAGCTTACTGAGAAGAAAAATGTTTTATACTGCCCATATTGTGGGTCAAAAGAGCTGATCGAGGTTAGTGACAGTGTTCTTAAAACAACGATAATTGCGGATGCGTTTACTCAAAGTGTTCGAGATAGACTTAATAACCGCCTGCAGATGAAACAGAAGTCGCTCGAAAATGAACGAGAAAAGCGAGAGTCTGAGAACCAGCGTTCTGCCCAATCATCAATGGTGACTATTGTATGCATGATTGGCCTAATCATGATACTGTATTTTGTGTTATTTAAACTTTAAGCTTTGATACAATGCTAAGATCCCTCCTCATTATTTGGGGAGGGATATTTTTATACAGGAGTGTGATTATTCATGCCAAGTGTGGACGATCGTATTGTACGGTTAGAATTTGAAAATGCTCAGTTTGAAAAAGGCGTCGGCACGAGCATGAAATCATTAGACAGATTGGATTCTAAAATAAAATCCAATGTGTCTGGAACTGCACTTTTGGCCCTTGGCTCAGCTGCTGACAAAGTTGGCCAGCGATTTAGTGCATTAGAAATAGCCGGAATCACAGCTATTTCTAATATTGTAAATAAAGCAGTTGATTCTGGAGAAAGAATGCTTCGCAGCCTGACCGTTGATCAGTTGATCAAGGGATGGGATAAGTATGCCGATAAGACGTCTGCGGTTCAGACAATTATGGCAGCCACTGCAAAGGACTTTAGCAATACCGAGGAACAAATGGAGTATGTCAATGGCCAGTTGAATAAATTAAACTGGTTTACTGATGAGACTTCGTATAGTTTCCTTGATATGGTTAACAGCATCGGCAAATTCACGTCGAACAATATCGCTCTCGATCAGTCTGTTACTGCAATGCAAGGTATTTCTACATGGGCGGCTATTTCTGGTGCCAATGTAAATGAGGCAAGTCGAGCAATGTATAACTTGTCTCAGGCTATTAGCGTTGGTGCTGTCAAATTGATGGACTGGAAGTCTATTGAAAATGCTAACATGGCCACATACGAATTTAAAGAGATGGCCATTGATACGGCATTGGCTTTGGGAACGGTTGTTAAAAATGCCGATGGAATGTACCATGCAGTTGGTAAAGTAAATAATGTTTTTAATGCCTCAACCGGGTTTAACCAAACATTAAGCGATGGTTGGTTTACCAGCGAGGTGTTATTGAAAACTCTTGACCGGTACGGTAGCGCAACAAATAAGTTATATGAAATATCTGAGAAAACTGGCTATATTGCATCAGATATTTTAGAATATGTTGACGAGTTTAAAGAAGGCTCGTTGGATTTAGGAAAGATATCTAAAGAAACTGGTATCAGCGTTCAGGAATTGACCGAAGATTTCAAAACATTGACGAGTGAATCTTATGATCTCGGCATTCGTGCATTTCGGGCTGCACAAGAAGCTAAAACATTTAAGGAAGCCATTGAGGCGACTTATGATGCTGTCAGTACTGGATGGATGACAACTTATGAATGGCTGTTTGGTAACTATCAAGAGGCCCGTAAGTTATGGACAAAAGTTGCAAATGAGCTTTATGATGTTTTTGCAGAACCTGGGAATAGACGTAATGCTATTCTTCAGATATGGCATGAAGGCATTGATGGTGCAAGTGGGTATCAAATTGCACTTGAAGCAATAGGAAATCTTTGGAATACATTAAAAACGATTGCGGGAAATGTGAAATCCGCATTTCATAATATTTTTCCTCAATTGTCAGAAGAAGATGCTGGAGCTAGGCTTATAAAGTGGACAGAGGCTTTTAGAGATTGGACTGAAAAAGTATATGATTTTTTTGGGGAACTCATTGAGCCAGCTGAAGAGGCCAGTG